TGGAAGGTAAGGGTGTCTTCCTGAAGAAAATCGGTCGGTTCGTGAAACCCTCCGCTGGTTTCAATGTGTTCGCCACCGCCAACACCAAGGGTAAGGGTTCTGATGACGGTCGCTTTATCGGCACCAATGTGCTGAATGAGGCATTCCTTGAGCGTTTCCCTGTGACCTTTGAGCAGTCTTATCCCGCTCCTACCACTGAGCAGAAGATTCTGGAAGGCATCGCTCTGGACTTGGGTGTGGAAGACCGCGACTTCTGCAAACGGTTGGTTGATTGGGCGGATATCATCCGGAAAACGTTTTATGATGGTGGTATTGAGGAAATCATCAGTACCCGCCGCCTGACTCACATTATCCGTGCCTACAGCATTTTCCAAGACAAGGCAAAGGCAATCCAAGTGTGTGTGAACCGCTTTGATGACGAAACCAAACAAGCATTCCTTGAACTCTATGATAAAGTGGATGCTGATTTCAAAATGCCTTCTACTGGTCCCGAATACATTGACCAACCTGCCCAGTTCTGATATAATTGGGGGAGGTAAAAATGTGCCTTCCCTTTATGAGTGATTCAACCTTTACTATTACTATGACTGAAAACACAAATCATCTCTGGAAATACAACGAAGATAAAATTCTCAAGGATGTTGAAGATTATGTGACTAGCACTTATCACGGACACTACTGTGGTGATGAGGATGGTTATGCTGATATTCAAACTATTGACCTGATGGCAGCAAAGAAACTGGCAGCAGGTTTCTGTCAAGCAAACATCTTGAAGTATGGTAGTCGTTATGGTGACAAGGATGGTCGCAATAAACGTGATTTGATGAAAGTCATTCACTATGCTATGCTTCTGCTTCACTTTGATGGGCATTATTCCCGTAAAGATAATGGTCTGACTGAATTCCGTTGATTATGAAACTCCAAAACAAAACTATGAAACTCTCTGACAATACCCTGACTATTCTCAAGAACTTTGCTGGAATCAATAATTCCATTCTTGTGAAGCAGGGCAATAAACTTCGCACTATTTCTGTAGCAAAAAACATTCTTGCCGAAGCAGATATTACTGAGGAGTTTCCCCGCAATTTTGCCATTTATGATCTGAATCAGTTCTTGAATGGTCTGAGTCTTCACAATGATCCTGATCTGGATTTCAAAGAAGATTCTTATCTGAGCATCAAAGAAGGTAAACGTCGTGTGAAGTATTTCTTTGCAGATCCAAATGTAATTATTTCTCCTCCCGATAAAGACATTCAACTTCCTTCTCAAGATGTTTGCTTTCAATTGGATAGCACTTCACTAGAGAAATTGGTCAAAGCAGCAGCAGTTTATCAACTTCCTGATCTTTCTGCGATTGGTGAGGCAGGTGTGATCAAACTGGTGGTGCGCGATAAGAAGAATGATACTTCTAACGAATATGCTATCGTCGTTGGTGAGACTGATGAAGAGTTTGTTTTTAACTTCAAGGTAGAAAACATCAAGATTATTCCTGGTGCTTATGACGTGGTTGTCTCTTCTAAACTTTTGTCTCAGTTTACAAATACCAAGTACAATCTGACTTATTATATTGCTCTGGAACCTGATTCTACTTTTAATTGATGGAATTTCTTCTTTATCTTTCTACTCAACAAATGGATGTCTATAAACTGATATCTAAAAAAGTTAGAGTAGTTGAAAATGCTCCTATTTGCCGAAAGTATGACATCTTTGGATTTTACAGTTCTGAGCAAAAAGTTTTAACAATGTGTACGGAAACAATAAAAAAATTTCCAAACTTATATGTTAACACTAATGAAACTTTGATGCATGAATCTGTTCATGTTGCTCAGTCTTGTAAATCAGGGTTTGCCTTTTTAGACCCCTTTCGTATTAGTTCTTCTCTGATGTCCCTAAGTTATCAAAAAGAAAATGATTTGAAGAAAGTTATTGCTTTTGATCCAAGACTCAAAGATGCTGACAGAGAAGCATTTTGGATGGAAGATAAACCAGAAAAAGTAAAATATGTTGTTCAAAAGTATTGCTTCTGATGAATATTTTCGTTACTTCTCCTTGGCCTGCTGAAAGTGCTATTTGTCTTCCTGATAAGCACATTGTCAAGATGCCCTTGGAATGCTGTCAAATGCTTTCTATTGTGGCATCTAAAAAATGGGGGCACGGTTATGGTCCTTTGTACAAGACTGATAACACTCCTTATAAAACCGAAAAGGGTGCGTTTCGCAACCATCCTTGTACCAAATGGGCAATGGAAAGTATCCATAATGCTTATTGGTTGATTAAGCACGGTTTGAACTTGTGTGATGAGTACACTTTACGTTATAATAAAGTGCATTGCTGTTACAATACCCTTGTAACTGCCTACTACCTTTTTCCCAAAGGGAAGATTACTGAAGTGACTCCTTTTGCCCGTGCTATGCCAGATGAGTATAAACTTGACGACAGCATTGACACTTTTACTGCTTATAAGATGTACATTGCATCCAAACCTTGGGTTGCATCTAATTATCTTCGTATGCCGTCAAGACGACCCTCTTGGGTAGCATAAATACTAATGCCTGGTTTGTTCGCACTTTTCAGGTGGGAGAGTAGAAATGCTCTCCCTTATAAATAGTAATGCGAACAAACAACAGAGCAGAAATGTATTACACTTACGCTTATTTGCGTGAAGATGGAACTCCTTACTATATTGGTAAGGGTAAAGGAGACCGTGCATATAGAAAAGTTGGAAAACCTTGTGCTACCCCAAAAGATAAAAGTAAAATAATACGACTCAAAACAAATCTTACAGAAGAAGAAGCATTCAAGCACGAAATCTATATGATTTCTGTCTTTGGTAGAAAGGATTTAGGAACTGGTATTTTACTAAACAAATCTGATGGTGGCGAAGGTAGAAGTGGGTATATTCCAACAGAAGAACTAAAAAGAAATCAAAGTGAAAAAATGAAAGGAGAGAATAATCCTCTCTATGGTAAAAGAGGTAAAGACAGTCCTCGTTATGGTAAAAAACACACACAAGAAACAAAGGATAAAATAAGAAAATCATTACAAGGTAATGTAATTTCTCAAAAATGTAGGGAAGTTGTTAGTGAAAAAAATAAAGTAAATCAACTTGGAGAAAAAAACAGTTTTTATGGGAGAACGCACACGGAAGAAAGCAGAAGAAAAATGAGGGAAGCGGCAAAGCGAAGAAAAGAAAAAGGTTCTTGATTTTCGTTGATTGACGTGTTAAACTAAACCTGATTGGATTTTATTAAATTATGGAAATTACTGATACTAAACCATTCTTGTGGGTGGAAAAGTGGGCACCAGAATCTGTTGATGATTTGATTCTTACTAAAAGTGTAAAGGAGTTTTTCACTAATGTAGTAAGTGAGGGGCAACTGAATCAAAATCTTATCTTACAAGGTTCTCAGGGTTGTGGTAAAACTCAAACTATTAAAACTCTCTGTAAGATTACAAAACAGGATGTTTTGTTTTTGAATGGTTCTTCTGAGGGTAGATATTTGGATACTATTCGCAATCAAGTCATTAATTTTGGAACTACTGTTTCTATGTTTAATGATAAGAAAAAAGTAGTATTCTTTGATGAGTTTGATGGGACAACTAATGATGTGATGCTTTGTCTTCGTGGAGTGATTGAGCAACTTCACAATAATGTATGCTTTATTTTTACATGCAATAATCTTAATAAAATTATTGAACCAATTCAATCAAGGTGTGTTGTTCTTAAATATACTCCTATTCCAAAGAATGAAAGACCTGAGTTGATGGTATCTATTTTCAATAGAATGTCTCACATTCTTGACGAGGAAAATATTGAATATGATAAAAAAGTTGTAGCAGAACTTATCAAAAACTATTTTCCAGATACAAGGCAACTCCTCAATACTCTTCAAAGGTATTCTACGGGAGGTAAAATTGACTCTGGTATTCTTGCAACTTTTTCTGATGTATCTGTAAATGAACTTATCAAATCCCTCAAAGACAAAAATTTCACAGAAGTTCGTAAGTGGGTGGTCTCCAACCTTGACAACGATGCTCATGTTCTACTTCGCAGGGTTTATGACGCCGCTTATGATTACCTTACACCCGCGACTATCCCTGCTGCCGTTCTTGTTATTGCTAAGTATCAATACCAATGTGCGTTCGTGGCTGACCAAGAAATAAATCTTCTTGCTGCTCTTACTGAAATTATGGTGGAGTGTGAATTCAAATGAATTTTTATAAAATTGATTATAAAAGTCTAAAAGAAGACAAGATCAAGACCACTCCAGATAATGTTAGAGAAGCAAACGAAGCATTATTTCGCGCACAGATGACTCTTCCCGCTGCTGCAAAGCACTGTGGTATGACGCAGAAAGAAATGAAAATGACTTTCCTTGAATATTTGAAGTACCATCCCACTGATTATGAATTCTAATTTTCAAAAACTGACAAAAAAACAACAAGATAGACTTGTTGATTATGCACATATTGTTTTTACAGATTTAAATGCTCAAAGTGAAAACTGGAAAAAATACAGAGACAATAGACATTGTGTTCGAGCAATCACTCATGGAAACTATGATAGGATTCACACACTCTCAGTTCCTTCTGGATTGATCAGTCAAAATGCATTAGAAGAAAAGAGAAAAAATAAAAAATTTATACCAACAAAGGATCACTGCTATAGACCTCAGTTCATGATTCAAATGTTCATGGATAAACCTGATGTATTTTTGACTAACTTTGAAGTATTTTTAGATTATATTATCATTGCTGCTACTACTATTCTTATTACTGCAGATGAAAATGAAAAACTGAAAAATTTTACTAAAAATAAAAATGGTAAAATAACCATTAAAGTTCCAACTGATAAAATTTATAAAGAGGCAAATATTCCTCTTTTTGAATATACTGGTGGTGTAGGTTGGTGGAAAAAAGATTTGAAACCCGCTAGCAATTATTTAATTACACCAAAATCCTATCTTGAATATGAAGAGGCGTTTTTGGAATGAGTTTACTTTCGGAAGAAAAATCTATTTGGGCTGCAAATCAATTTATAGAATATTATTCTAAGTTTAATCGAATTGATGATTATCTTAGGTATGTAAAATCAAGTAGAATGTCAAATTCTTCAGGAAAACTTTTTGGCCCTGAAGATGAGATATTCTCTAACTTTGAGGTGCATCCAAATGATATGTCATTTTCGATTCATGAAGTTGATACAAGTAATAAACCAAAATCAAAGTATAATCAAGATTTATATTCTGAGATTTTGAATATAACTGCATCAAATGCTATCGAAGAAGCAATTCCAGGTAGAACAATTAAATGGGTAGTTACTGAAGACACAACCAAAAAAGTCGTTGGGGTTATTAGGTTTGGATCTCCAACAATTAACTCAAAACCAAGAAATGAATATTTTGGCGAAGTTCTTCCACTGTCGGTGATTAATAATGAATTTGTAATGGGATTTAATATTGTCCCAGTACAACCGTTTGGATATAATTATCTTGGTGGGAAATTACTTGCTCTTTTAGCATCTTCTAATAAGTTGAAAAGAGATTTTGATAAGAAGTATGGAACAGATCTAAAATACTTTGAAACAACTTCATTGTATGGAACTACAAAAGGTGTATCAATGTATGATGGGTTAAAACCATACATTAGACACATTGGAGATACTGAAAGTAAATTTCTACCATTGTTCCATGATGATTACTTTAGAGATTTATTCTGGTGGTTTAATAACAATGCCAATGGTGGGGAAAGATTAATCTCTGCAGATAAGTCTTCAAAGAAATTAAAAATACAAACTAAAATGATTTCAATTATTCGTAATTCTTTGAAAGACAAAGATAAGTTGAAAGAGTTTAATGAATGTATAGAACATGCCAAATCTTTGACAGAAAAAAAACGGTATTATATTTCAAAGTTTGGATATGAACCAGAAGAAGTTATTGACTGGTGGAAAAAGAAAGCGACCAAACGATATGAAAAACTAAAAATTGAAGATAATTTAAGAACTGAACTTGAATTATGGAAACTTGGATCTAATTTGGAAATTATTCGATGACTATTGAATTAAAAGATTGGTTAAACTCGATCAATCAGACGAAGCAACACCTGATTGATGAAGACCCTTCGCTTGAGAAGGAATATGTCCCTTATATTATCAATCGCTGCCTCTCGGGGCACATTGATTGTATTATGTTTGCGAATGAAATGAATCGATATCATTTCCTCCCAAAAAAGATGCAATATGACTTTTTTATAAATAGTCTGAGGAAAAAGAAGAGATTTTCTCCCTGGCTCCGTCAAGATAAAATCAAAGACCTTGATTATGTCAAACGTTATTATGGATATAGTAATGAGAAGGCAAAACAAGCTTTGAGGATTCTTACCAAAGAACAACTAACATTTATAAAATCGAAATTTGAAACTGGAGGAACAAAATGAGTGTCGTTCAAGAACCTGAAGTGAAGTGGACGCCCGACCAAATGGTGGAAGTGATCCTTAATGAACCTGATGATTTTCTTAAGGTTCGTGAGACTTTGACCCGCATCGGAGTTGCTTCAAGAAAAGAAAAGAAAATCTATCAATCTTGCCATATTTTACATAAGCAAGGTAGATATTATCTTGTTCACTTTAAGGAACTGTTTGCTTTGGACGGCAAACACGCAAACCTGACCGTAAATGACGTTCAACGTCGCAATCGTATTGCCCAACTTCTTGCCGATTGGGGACTTATTGAGATTGTTGATGTTAAAAAGATTCAAGATATTGCTCCACTGAATCAAATCAAGGTTCTTTCTTATAAGGACAAGGGTGATTGGATTCTAGAAACCAAGTATAATATTGGTGCTAAAAAGAAAAAGGTAGAGGATGCCGAATAAAAAAGAGCGGGTTTTGCACCCGCCTTTTTTGTAAGAAGTATTATAATTATATACGGATGCCGAAAGGGTCCACAAAACACAAACTCGCTTTTAAAGGAGCTACCATAATGACTAACCTTACAAGGTATACTGCTGCGGATCTTCCTGCCTTAATGGAAAGAATTACGCGCAATAGCATTGGAATGGACGAATATTTTGATCGTTTATTTAATCTTCATGAAACTACAACCAATTATCCTCCATATAACTTAGTTCAAATAAATAATGTTGAGTCTCATTTGGAACTAGCATTAGCGGGATTCAAGAAAGGAGAAGTAAATGTGTTCACAGAGTATGGAAAACTTTTTGTCGAGGGACAAAAAGCAGATACCGAATCGGATAGGACGTTTATCCACAAGGGAGTGGCTAGCAGAAGTTTTAAACGAGCGTGGACTTTATCCGACGACACAGAAGTCCGCGAAGTCACATTTGAAGACGGACTTCTACGGATCGTACTTGGGAAAGTAGTTCCAGAACATCACACTAGAAAGGACTATCTCTAAATAAAATAAAAACTTATGAAAACCTTCGCCCACTTTCTTAATGAGATAAAAACCATTAAGTATCCTATGGCAAAAGCACATAAGGTTTATATGAAGGGAAAAGTTCAGAATGTTCCTGTTGGTAAAGCAGTTCCATTCAACCCTGGTGGTGGTGGATGTGGGCACGAAGAAGAATAAATATAATTGAATATCGTCGGCGTGGGAGGCAACTGGCAAAATCCAGTTGACACCTCCCCTTTTTATTGCTATAATGAGTTGAGGATGATCTGAAAAATGTCAATTAAACTAGTACTACTAAAATCTGGGGAAACTGTGATTTCTGATGTAAAGGAATTGGTTTCTGAAGAGAAGATATGTGGATATGTTTTTGAAAATCCATATAAAGTAATTACTGAAAGAAGTATAGTACTTTCGGAAGAAATTGAGTATGATGCTAAGATACAAGTATCTCTAACTCCTTGGATTATCTTAACTGAAGATACTCAAATGTTAGTAACAACAGATTGGGTTATAACTTTAGTGGAACCAATTAAATCACTTAAACAAATGTATGAGGAGAAAGTAAATGGAGAAAACAATCAAGTGTCTTTTACTGAAAGTTGATAATGTTATTGTGACTGAAATTATTGAAATTGGGTCTGAGTTAGGAGAACCTGATTGTAAGTTAATTAATCCTTGTGAAATAGACTCTGAAGGAAACTTAACCCCATGGCCTAATGTTACTGATCAAAGAGAGATGATGATCCATTCAGATAGTATTTTGACTATCGTTGATCCTAAAGAAGAAATTGTCAAAAAGTATCTTGAATTGACTGCCTAATGAGATTCTACACAAACGTGCAAATGGTCGGGGATCACTTCCTTGTCCGAGGTTATGAAGATGGTAAACACTTTATGACTCGGGAGAAGTTTAACCCGACCCTTTTTATTCCTTCAAATAAAAAAACTAAACATCAAACTCTTGATGGAGACTATGTTGAATCTATTCAACCTGGATGTGTTCGTGATTGTCGAGAGTTTATTAAAAAATATGAGGGAGTAGAAAATTTTAAGATCTACGGAAACACTCATTACATTTATCAGTATATTTCTGAATTATATCCCGAGGATGAAATTAGGTTTGATACCAATAAAATTAAAATTACCACTTTGGACATTGAGGTTGCTTCTGAAAATGGATTCCCTGATGTAGAATCTGCTTCAGAAGAAGTTCTTCTAATTACAATTCAAGATTATTCAACCAAGCAAATTAGAACATGGGGTAAGGGGCAGTTTATTAACAAACAAAATAATGTCATTTATAGGGGATTTGAAACAGAAAGAGAATTGCTTGATGACTTTATTAATTGGTGGATGATTGAAGAAAATACTCCAGAAGTTGTAACTGGATGGAATAGTGAGCTTTATGATATTCCATATCTTGTCCGAAGAATTGATAGAATTCTTGGTGAAAAATTAATGAAGAGATTGTCTCCTTGGGGTCTTGTCACTGAAAGGGAAACTTATATTGCAGGTCGTAAACACATCTCTTATGATGTTGGTGGAATTACTCAACTTGATTATTTAAATCTTTATAAGAAATTTACTTATAAAGCACAGGAATCTTATCGACTTGATTACATTGCTGAAGTGGAACTTGGTCAGAAAAAACTAGACCACTCCGAGTTTGATACTTTCAAAGATTTCTATACCAAAGGTTGGCAGAAGTTTGTAGAGTATAACATCATTGACGTAGAACTTGTTGACCGTATGGAAGACAAGATGAAACTGATTGAACTTGCAATTACGATGGCGTATGATGCGAAAGCAAATTATGCCGATGTATTTTCTCAGGTAAGAATGTGGGACACTATTATTTACAATTACTTGAAAAAAAGAAATATTGTAATTCCTCCCAAAGAAAAAACTGAAAAGGATTCAAAGTATGCTGGTGCCTATGTAAAAGAACCAATTCCTGGAATGTATGATTGGGTTGTGAACTTTGACTTAAATTCTCTGTATCCTCATTTGATTATGCAGTTTAATGTGAGTCCAGAAACTCTTTCCGAAGAAAAACATCCGACTGTAACTGTGGATAAAATTCTTAATAAAGAATTGACATTTGAACTTTATAAAGATTATGCAGTTTGTGCAAACGGTGCTATGTACCGTAAGGATGTTCGTGGATTTCTTCCAGAATTGATGGAAAAGATTTATCAAGATCGTACCATTTACAAAAAGAAGATGCTTGCTGCTAAGCAAGAGTATGAAAAGAAAAAAACTAAAGAATTAGAAAAGGAGATTGCTCGGTGTAATAACATCCAAATGGCAAGGAAGATTCAACTTAACTCTGCTTATGGTGCTATCGGCAATCAGTATTTCCGTTATTACAAACTAGCAAATGCTGAGGCAATCACCTTATCTGGTCAGGTTGCAATCCGCTGGATTGAAAACAAACTCAATCAGTATCTTAATAAACTATTAAAAACACAAGAGGTTGATTATGTTATTGCTTCAGATACTGATTCTGTGTATCTTAATATGGGTCCTTTGGTTGAAACTATATACAAAGGAAGAGAGAAAACTACTGAAGGCGTTGTTTCGTTCCTTGATAAGGTCTGTAAGGTGGAACTTGAAAAGTATATTGAAGGTTGCTACCAAGAACTGGCTGAGTACGTGAATGCTTATGACCAGAAGATGCAGATGAAGCGTGAGAACATTGCCGAGCGTGGAATCTGGACTGCTAAAAAGCGTTACATTCTTAACGTTTGGGATAGTGAGGGTGTTCGATATGAAGAACCTAAACTCAAAATGATGGGAATTGAGGCAGTCAAGTCTTCTACACCAGCACCTTGTCGTAAAATGATTAAGGATGGACTGAAACTAATGATGAGCGGCACTGAAGAAGATGTGATTGAGTTTATTGAAAAATGTCGAAAAGAGTTTAAAAAACTCCCCCCAGAGCAAATTGCATTTCCAAGAACTGCTTCTGATGTTCGTAAGTATCAATCATCATCTACAATTTATGCCCACAAAACTCCTATTCATATTCGCGGAGCACTTCTTTTTAATCATTATATAAAGGATAAAAAACTTACCAACAAGTATTCATTAATTAGTAATGGCGAAAAAATAAAATTTGTTTATTTGAAAAAACCAAACATTATTCGAGAAAATATTATTTCGTTCATTCAAGATTTTCCAAAAGAACTTGGTCTTGACAAATATATTGATTATGAACTACAATTTGAAAAGAGTTTTATTGATCCACTTAAATCCATACTTGATTCAATAGGGTGGTCAGTGGAAAAAACAAATAGTTTGGAAAATTTTTTTCTATGATAAAATTACCAATAACCGAAAAAGAATTGGAATATATCATAAGTGTAGTGAAAAGAAATAATCCTTCACTTTACAACAAACTATGGTCATACAAAATGAATTACATTATTAGGAACAAGGAGAAGAACAATGGACTTTCTTAAAGAAATCGTAAAAGAAGTAGGTGGGGAGTATACAAAACTAGCATCAGATATTGACGAGACGGAAACTTATGTTGATACGGGTTCATATATTTTTAATGCACTGGTTTCAGGTAGCATATTTGGCGGTGTATCTGGGAATAAGATTACTGCTATTGCTGGAGAGTCTTCTACTGGAAAGACTTTTTTCTCTCTCGCCGTGGTTAAGAACTTTCTTGATAATAATCCCGATGGTTACTGTCTCTACTTTGACACTGAGGCTGCTATCACTAAATCTCTTGTAGAGTCCCGTGGAATTGATACTTCTCGTCTTGTAGTTGTTAATGTTGTTACGGTAGAAGAGTTTCGTGGAAAGGCACTCAAGGCGGTAGACCTTTATATGAAAAAACCTGTAGAAGAACGCAAACCTTGTATGTTTGTACTAGACTCTTTAGGTATGCTTTCGACTGAAAAGGAGATTACGGATGCTCTTAATGATAAGCAAGTTCGTGATATGACTAAATCACAACTTGTGAAAGGTGCCTTCCGTATGCTTACTTTGAAGTTGGGGCAAGCAAATATTCCAATGATTGTAACCAATCACACATATGACGTTATCGGTGCTTATGTTCCTACTAAGGAGATGGGAGGTGGTAGTGGTCTTAAGTACGCCGCTTCTACTATCATTTATCTTAGCAAAAAGAAAGAAAAGGATGGAACAGAAATCGTTGGAAATATTATCAAGGCAAAGACTGCTAAATCGCGTTTGAGTAAAGAAAATCAAGATGTTGAAGTTCGTCTTTTCTACGATGAACGTGGTCTTGATCGATATTATGGTCTACTTGAACTTGGAGAACTTGGTGGACTCTGGAAAAATGTTGCTGGGCGTTATGAGATGAATGGTAAGAAGATATATGCAAAAGAAATCCTCAAAAATCCAGAGCAATATTTTACTGAAGATGTAATGCAACAACTGGATGAAATTGCAAAGAAAGAGTTTAGTTATGGTTGAATTAAATGATTTTATTCATATCTATGAAAATGCTTTAGATTCCAATATTTGTGATTTTTTGATCTCATTATTTGATCAGACTTCAGATAAACATGAAAGATGTGAAAATGAAGGAAAACCAAATTTTACTCAATTTAATTTTACAGAACATAGAGAATTAACTGAAGAAGTCAATCAAGTTCACAATCATATCATCAAAAATATTTTTACTTATCGTGATAAGTATTATGAATTCGTAGATGCTCGGGTATTTCCTAAAGATCATGCATTTGAACAATTTCGCATAAAAAAATATAATATTGGTGGCGAAGATCGGTTTGATACTCATGTTGATGTGTTAGACTATGATTCTGCAAGGAGATTTTTATCTTTTATGTGGTATCTAAACGATGTTGAAACAGGTGGAGAAACTATGTTTGAAGACATGATTATCAAACCTAAAAAAGGTACATTACTAATATTTCCACCACTTTGGATGTTTCCTCACAAAGGAAATTCTCCAATAAGTAATTCAAAATATATTATGAGTGCTTACCTACATTATAAGTAATGGAAAAAATTGAAACTACAATTCTTAGAAACTTAATATACAATGAAGATTATTCTCGCAAAGTCATTCCTTTCATACAACCAGATTATTTTGAGAGCAAATCCGAAAAGGTCATTTTTGAGGAGATTGTTCAATTCATTGTCAAGTATGGTTCGGCAATCACAATCGAAGCACTCGGTATTGAGATAGAAAATCGTACAGATTTAACTGAGGAACAAGTAAAAGAAATCAGAGAAATTAATAAATCTCTAGATGATTCTCCAGTAGAAAATCAATGGTTACTAGACACAACTGAAAAGTGGTGTAGAGATCGTGCTATCTATTTGGCACTCATGGAATCAATCCATATTGCAGATGGCAATAATGAAAAGAAAAATCGTGATGCAATTCCTAGCATTCTTTCTGATGCCTTAGCGGTATCTTTTGATAATAATATTGGACATGACTATTTACAAAATTATGAAGAACGATATGAGTTTTACCATAGACAAGAAGACAAAATTGAATTTGATCTCGAATACTTTAATAAAATCACGAAAGGTGGTCTCCCTAACAAAACTCTTAACATCGCTCTTGCTGGTACGGGTGTCGGGAAATCTTTATTCATGTGCCATGTGGCTAGCTCCGTCTTGCTCCAAGGACGGAACGTTTTGTACATTACGTTGGAAATGGCAGAAGAACGCATTGCTGAAAGAATTGATGCAAACCTTTTAAATGTACCAATTCAGAATATTACAGATTTACCCAAACAAATGTTTGAGAATAAGGTAACAAATCTATCCAAAAAAACACAAGGAACTCTCATAATCAAAGAGTATCCAACTGCTTCTGCTCACGCTGGTCACTTCAAGGCACTTTTGAATGAATTGTCTCTGAAGAAATCATTTAAACCTGATATTATTTTTATTGACTATCTGAACATCTGTGCTTCAAGTCGATATAAATCAAACCTTTCTGTAAATTCTTATTCTTATATTAAGGCAATTGCGGAAGAACTTCGTGGTCTTGCTGTAGAATTCAATGTTCCGATTGTAAGTGCAACTCAGACTACCCGTAGTGGTTTTGGATCTTCTGATGTGGAATTGACTGATACTTCGGAATCATTTGGTTTGCCTGCTACTGCTGACCTGATGTTTGCTCTGATTAGTACTGAAGAATTAGAGCAACTTGGGCAAATTATGGTGAAACAACTTAAGAATCGTTATAATGATCCAACAATCTACAAGAGATTTATTGTTGGAATTGATCGTGCAAAAATGCGTCTTTATGATTGTGAGCAGACTGCTCAGAAGGACATACTTGACTCTGGACAGGAAGACGAGTATAATGATAATGAAGACAAAAAACCCAAAAAGTCATTCGAAGGATTTAAATTTTAATGGAACAAAAACACGTTAATTTTGATAAGTATGCTGAGTTTGTGGATGCCGTAACTTCTGATGCATCCAA